CTGTGCAGCCGCTCGCTGGCGGAGTTCGTGCGGCTTGCGTGGCCGGTCCTGGAGCCGGGGCAGCCGTACATACATGGCTGGCACATTGACGCCATTTGCGAGCATCTGGAAGCTGTGGCACAAGGTGAAATAAGGCGGCTGATTATCAACGTGCCGCCCGGCACAATGAAAAGCATGCTTGTCGGAGTATTCTGGCCAGCTTGGTTGTGGGGTCCGTTCGGTTTTGCGTCTTCGCGTATTTTAGGCTTTTCGCACGAGGCCAGATTGGCGACGAGAGACAGTCGCCGCACGCGAAGCCTTATTGCGTCTGATTGGTATCAGGAACTTTGGCCGATAAGGTTTGTGACAGATCAAAATGAAAAAACATATTTCGAGAATGATCAGACAGGCTGGCGGCAAGCCCTCGCATCGACAAGCCTGACCGGGCGCCGCGGCGATTTTTTGTTATTCGACGATCCACACTCAGTGAAGGGCGCGCTATCCGATGCGGATAGGCAAGAGGTTCTAACGACGGTGGAAGAGAGTTTGCCAACGCGGCTTAACGTGCCTGAAAAATCGGCAATTCTTTTCATTATGCAGCGCCTCCACGAAGAAGACGCAAGCGGCTTTCTTTTATCGCGCAGCCTAGGGTATGAGCATCTTTGCCTGCCGATGGAGTTTGAGCCGGATCGAAAGTGCTACACAAGCATCGGGTTTGAAGACCCTCGCACGAAAGACGGTGAATTGCTTTTCCCAGAACGCTTTCCGCGCGAGACGGTGGAGGAATACAAGCGGGCCATGGGCGCCTATGCCTACGCTGGCCAGATGCAGCAACGCCCCGCCCCGCGTGCCGGCGCATTTTTCGAGTGGGACAAGATCGAGATTCTGGACGTAGCGCCAACGCCGGGCGCCCAGGTCCGCTATTGGGACAAGGCAGGCACCGAAGGCGGCGGCGCTCGCACGGCTGGCGTGCTTATGGGCCGGGCGCGAGACGGATCGTTTGTCATCTATGACGTGACCAAAGGCCAATGGGCGGCGCCTAAGCGCGAAGCCGTGATGAAGCAGACAGCCGACGTTGACGGCCAGAGGGTTAAAGTGCGGATCGAACAAGAGCCCGGAAGCGGCGGCAAGGAAAGCGCCGAAGCGACCGTGCGCAACCTGGCGGGATACAGCGTGACCGTAGATCGAGTGACCGGCGACAAGGCAACCCGCGCCGAACCGTTCGCGGTGCAGATGGCTGCCGGCAACATCAAACTGGCGCGCGGCGATTGGAACAAGGACTTCATTGATGAGCTTAAGACCTTCCCGGTGGGGAAATTTAAAGATCAGGTTGATGCCGCGGCCGGTGCGTTCAACGCGCTTGCCGTGCCGTCAAAATCGGGCTTCGTGGTAATCTAATGGTCTGGCCGTTCTCGCGCCAAATCCACCGCATGGGCGGAAGCCTGCTGTTTTCAGATGGCCAGGGCTGGCGCTCATGGAAAAACGCACGCGAGGCGGTTGAAAAGGGCTATCAAGGCAACGCGGTTGTATATGCCGCTATCCAAGAGGTCGCCACGGCGGTTGCTTCGCTTGAGTTTGAAATTGTCGAAGTTCGCGGCGATGGTGAAGTTCAAAAAGCGGAAGGCAAGGACGCAGACACAATCCGCCGCTTGCTTGAAAAGCCTAACCCTATGATGGGCTCGGATGGATTCATCAAGGCGCTGTTTGTCGATTATCACGCGCTAGGCGAAATGGCGATAGAGGGCACGCCCCACGGCGGGAAACCGGTTGAACTTTGGCCTGTAAATCCGATTGACGTTAGCGTGAAGCCTGGCCCGTATCGTGTGCCGAAAGCCTACCAAATCGGCCAAGGGGAAGATGCGCGCGTCTTCCCTTATGATCCGGTGCGCAATCGCGCCGATCTGTTTTTTATGAAGATGTATAACCCCGGCAACTGGTGGCGCGGGCAATCGCCCCTTTCCGCGGTGGCGGTGCAGATTGATGCGCATAACGCCGGCTCGCGGTGGAACTACAAATTGCTCAAGAACGGCGCGCGGCCGTCTGGCTTGGTCAAGTTTAAGGATGAGCCAGGGGCTGAGACGCTTTCGCTTTTGCGCGAGTATTTCAAGAAGGCGCTTCAGGGCGAAGACAACGCCGGCGAATTGCCTGTGTTGCAAGGCGATGCGGAATGGCAGGAACTTAGCCAGTCGCCGCGCGATATGGACTATGTGACGACCATGCGCGAGTTCGCGAAGCACATCGCCCGTGCATTGGGCGTGCCGTTGCCGCTGATCGATAACGACGCCGCCACCTTTAACAATGTCGAAAGCGCGAAGGAGCGCTTCTATCTAGACACCGTCATCCCGCGGGCGGAAGAGTTCTTGTCGCAATTCGGCACATGGCTTGGCGCACATTATGGCGACGGCAAATATCAGTTGCGAGTAGATCGCGACGCCATCCCGGCGCTTGCCAGCATCCGCCAGCGTGAGTTTGACCGGGCCGTGAAGGGCGCCGGCGGCAAGGCGATCCTAACGCAAGACGAAGCGAGGAAAATCGTGAACCATGAGGCGAAGGGTGGGTCTGCCGACAGCCTTGATCCGGTAGGAGATGCGATTTTTGGCGCGGCGTCTGATTAGCGGCAGCCGGGATGAAGACCGGCAAGCCCAGTTAGCCCTAATGGCCAAAATTGAAGAGCGGTTTACGCCGATGTTTGCCGCCGATATTGCCCGCACCATGCGAAAGATGGCGACCGACATAGAGACCGAAGGCGACATTTTCGGAGCGGATGCGTACCAGACGCGCATAGAGGCGCTGTCAGATAGGCAGGCTGCGATTGCGGTTCGGGTTTTTGGCTCGCGCATCCTGACTGGCAAGCAATACGCGCTCGCGCCCGATATGACGCACGGACTTAAAGAAACGCTTCAGGGCATCATTGCCAAGTACATTGGCGACGAAAAATACCGGCAGCGCATCCGGCGGATTGATGAAACAACGCGCGAGATGATCGTGAACGCGGTTCAAAAAGGACGCGACGAAGGCTTAGGGCAGGATGCCATCGCCAGGCGCATTCGGGAAGCCGTGCCAGCGATTGCACGCTCGCGCTCTGGCGTCATTGCCAGGACTGAGACGCACTCAGCCGCAAACTTTGGCGGGCTCGAAAGCGCCAAAACAACTGGCCTGGATATCCGCAAGGAATGGCTGGCATCCGATGGTGAGCGCACGCGGTTTTCGCACGCTGCCGTTGATGGTCAAATCCGGGCGGAAAATCAGCCGTTTAACTTTCCTGCCAGCGATGATGGCGGCTCCTATTCGCTCATGTATCCAGGCGATCCAAACGGCCCGGCGCACGGCGTGATCAACTGCCGATGCACGCTGGCCTATTTGGCAGAGGATTAACGACCTATGCGGTATTTGAACTGCGCGCTTTCTGCCACCATGGCGGAAGGCGACGAAGGCACGCGCGCAATCGAAGGCTATGGCTCCGTCTTTGGCCCGGTCGAGTGCTACCGGGTTTTTATGGAGCCCGGATGCTTTAGCGAAAGCCTTCGCCGTCGCGGCAATCAACCGATCCCGATGCTTTGGCAGCACAACCCCAGCGAACCGGTGGGGGCTTGGCATAGCTTTGAGGAAGACGACCGCGGCCTAAAGCTAAAGGGCTCGCTCGGCACTGACTTTGATCTTGGCCGCCAGGCGGCAAGCGTCATCAAAAGCGGTGGCATCGGCGGCCTAAGCGTAGGCTTCAACGTCGTGAATGAAGAGAAGCGCGACGATGGCTACTACCATCTGACCGAGGTCGAGTTGATGGAGATTTCCATTGTGACTTGGCCCGCCAATGAGGCCGCGCTGATCGACAACATGCAGGCGCAACCGCTTGTGAGACAGACCGAACACTATCTGCATTTCATGGGCTTGCCCCGTCGCCTTGCGCGACGAGTGGCGTCCGAGGCCATGAGCGCCGATGGCGAGTATCGCGACGATACAGCGTCGGCATTAGAGGCGATGGAGCAGCGCGACGCGGCCCAGCTTCTCGAAACCCTCCACCAAATCAAACGGAACTTGACCCAATGAGCACGAACTTTGAAGAGTTCAAGGCCGCGATTGACGACCTGAACAAACTGACCCATGGCGTCCGCCAAGACGTTGAGGTGCTGAAATCCGGCGACCCTCTGGACGATGAACGCATCCGCAAAATGGCCGATGATACGGCCCAGCATGCGCAGAGCGTCCAAGACCTGAACACCTCTCTGAAGGCCGAAGTCACCGCCCGCGAAAAGCTGGAAGCCCAGCAAGAAGCGCTCGAACGGCTGATGTCGCGCGTTGCCGCTGGCAAGTCGCCGGATGGCCCGAGCAATCATGATGACGCCGAAGCCGCCAAGGCGCTGCGCAGTTTCGCCATGGGTACTGGCGAAGGCGGCGACCGCCGCCAGGTGACGCTTGTCCCATCTTCTCGGCATGACCTCTCGACCGATGTTAACCCGTCTGGCGGCTACCTTGTGCAGCCGGAAACGCTGGAAAAGACGATCGATCGCTTTTTCCGAACGTCGCCGATGCGCATGATTGCGGACGTTATCCAGACCGCCAAGCCGGTTGTGCAGGTGCTGATCGAAGACGGCGAATACAGCGTCGGCCGCGCGAGCGAGGGCGGCACGCCGACCTCGACGACCGAAGAAGACTTCGGCATCAAGTACATTCGGGCGCACAAGTACGACAGCAGCCCGGCTGTTACCCAAGAGATGCTGGACGATAGCGATTTCGACATTGAAAGCCGCATTTTCCGCAAGGGCACGCGCGACATGACCCGCGCCATGAACACTGACTTCGTTCTTGGTGCGCAGAATGACCGGGCGGTTGGCTTCCTGACCTATGCTGCCTGGGCCACCGCTGGCACCTATGAGCGGGACAAGCTGGAGCAGGTTAATCTTGGCAACGCTTCGGCGCTGACCTCGAACGGCCTGATCGATCTGCAGGGCACGCTCAACCAGGAATATCAGCAGGCCGCGGTTTTCTGCATGAAGCAGGAAACCTATTCCAAAGCGTTGCAGCTGAAGGGCGCGGATCAATACCACTTTGCGCCGACGCTGCTCCGCGATGGCCAGGCGACGCCGGTTTTGCTCGGCAAGCCGGTCTATTTCATGGACGACATGCCGGCAGTTGCAGCCAACGCGCTGGCGGTTGCCTATGGCGACTTCGAGACCGGTTACACGATCGTCGATCGCGTCGGATTGGTCGTCATCCGCGATGTCTACACCAGCAAGGGCGCGGTCACGTTCTACATGACCATGCGTTCCGGCGGTGACGTGACCTCGTTTGAAAGCATCAAAATCGGCAAGGTTGCGGCCTAACGGCTGGCACGAGAAAGGACAAAACGAAATGGCAATGTTTGATCGCCGCAATGGCTGCGAATACGGCCTGGCGCTTTCCGCTACGCTTTCGGGGGCTACGCCCGCGGTTGGCGACTGGATCGATATGTATGGCTGGGGTGCGTGCACCTTCACCGTATCGACCGGCACTGTAACCGACGCGGGCACTGCGTCCGGCTTTTCCTTCCAGATCGAGGAAGGCGACGATACCACGACCGCGGGCGCAACCGCGGTGGCGGATGCCGACCTGATCGGCACGGAAGCTGCGCTCACCGTCACCGATGATGATGACGATGATACATTCGTCGGCTCCATCGGTTACAAGGGCAGCAAGCGTTACGTGCGCGTCAAGGCGACCGGCACGACCGGCACCGATGCCGCCGTAACGGTTCACGCCCGCAAGGAGCTTGGCAAGCTCGAAGCGACCGCGACCATCGATGCCGGCACGGCAGCGACCTAACGGAAACGGGGCGGGCTTCGGCTCGCCCCTATTCCAAGGGGATCATATGACCAAAGTCAGAATGCTTCAGACGGCATACGGCAGCCCAGATGGTTTGCGAAATCAGACCTATATGGAGGGCGGCGAATACGATTTGCCCGATGCCTTGGTGCAGGCATTTTTTGAGATGGGCGTCTGCGAAATGGTGACCGGTGACATTCCCGCGCCAAAGCACAATGCCGCCAAACGCAAGCCGGTGGGGAGGGCGTAGGCAATGCCTTTCAGCCCGCGCTATAACCGCCGCAGCGTCTCTATCATCACGCCGCCAACCGGCCAGGCGGTGACGCTGATCGATGTCAAAAAGTACATGGTTGTCGATGATAACAGCGACGACGCCATGATCACCGACATGATTGATGCGGCGACAGAAGCCGTAAAACAGTATCTCCGCGTTGCGCTGCTAACCGAAACGCTGGAACTCCGCATGGACGGGTTCCCCTATGGCAGCGACGAAAGCCTAGTTGGGCTAGGCGCAGGCGTGCATGATATGTCGGTAAATTACGCGCTTGGCGGATGGGATTATGTAGACATTCCATGGGCGCCCATTCAATCGATAACGTCCATCACAACCTATGACATCGGCAACAGCGCGAGCGTTTTCGACGCCGCCTCCTACGAATTGGACGGCAACACCGGGCGAGTGTTTCTGAACTCCGGCTATACTTGGCCGACATCGCTCCGCGACCGCGACGCAGTGCATATCCGCTACGTGGCTGGATATGGCGCGGGCTCCATCCCCCTGCCGATCGTACACGCGATCCGGGAGCACGTCTCGCGCATGTATGAGGCGCGCAGCCTTTGCCCAATGTCTGATCAGTGCCGCGCGTTGCTGGCGCCGTACAAGCGGCGGGATATGCTCGCATGGCAGTGAAGCGCTGCGACTATAACGGCGGCATCCTTCGCACGGCTGCCACGTTTGAGAAAGTCACGCGCACAAGCGACGGCGCGGGCGGGTTTTCGGAAACATGGGCGCCGATCCACGACAGCCCGCGGCGCGTGCATATCGAAAGCAAGGGCGGCAATGAGCGTTACCAGAGCGACAGGGTAGAGGCGCGGGCCAATTACCGGATCGTGTGCCGCTATGATGCGACGCTGAACGAAGCGCACCGCGTGCTTGTCAAAGGCCGTTACCTGAACATTCGCTACATCAACGACGTGGACATGGAGGGCCGCTGGTTGGAAATCGACGCGGAGGCCGGGGTGGCGTCATGAGAACGGGCGTTAAGGTTCACGGCATAACCGCCGTTGCCAAGGCATTGCCGAACATTGCCGCGGCGATGGAAAACGAGATGGATAAGGTTGTCCAGGTGACGGCCCTGGACATCGCGAACGAAATCAAGCGGCGCATTCTGAAGGGACCGGCAACCGGCATTCTCTACATTCGCGGCGCTGGCCGGGTTAACAAAAGCCGCACGCATCGGGCTTCAGCGCGAGGAGAAGCGCCCGCGACTGATACCGGCACGCTGGCCAGTTCAATCGCTGCCGGCCGCACCGGGCGGATGGAAGCTGAAGTTGTTAGCGACGTTGAATACGCCCGATATTTGGAAAAGGGCACGCGGAACATCAAGCCGCGACCGGCATGGACGCCCGCCTATGAGATGGCCCGCGGCAAGTTTGCAGCGCGCATGCAAGCGGCCATTCGCAAGGCGGCGGGCCTATGAGCCGGGCGCAGATTATCCAAGACGTTTACACCATGCTCAACGTGGCAAGCGTCACATCGCTTCTATCTAGCGCCTACGGCACGCCAGCAATATTCCACATGACCGCGCCGCAGTCGGCAGACAGTGAAAAGGCATCGGCGTTCCCGTATGTCACCTATTTTGTGGCGGCTGATCCTGGCAACCGCACCAATCAAGGCGACGGCCATTCCGCAGTTTTGCAGGTGAACGTATTTCACCGCACGCAATCCGCCACGGCTTTGGCAGCACTTGCCCAGGCCGTCTATGACCAAATCCATCGCCAGCCCATGCCGACGCTCACGGGTCATATTACGACCGAGTGCGAAGACTGGGCAGACGAAGACGACCCGGACGGCCGAACCAAGATCGCCCGGCTTCAGTTCCGCATCCTCTCACTGAATGAAGGAGTTTGACCAATGGCTGCAGTATCGGGCCGCTTGCTTGTGGTAAAGAAAGCATCGACGGCAATCGCCGGCGCGAAGGAAGCTACTATCACCGTCGACAACTCGCCGGTTGATATCACATCGAATGATGACAGCGGTTTTCGCACGCTTGGCGATTTCGCGGGCGCGCGCTCCCTGGAAATTTCCATGAATGGCGTCATCACCGACGAAACCATGGAGACAGTGGCGCTCAACACCTCATCAAAGCTGCTGACGGACATCACGGTTGATTTGCCCCAGGGCGGCGGTATCAGCGGCAACTTTTATCTGGCCAACTTTGAGGAAGCCGGTTCGAACGATGCAGACGCGACCTACGATATCACGCTGCAATCTTCCGGCGCATTCACCTATACGGCTGCCGCCTAATGCAGAAAGTCGAATTTAATTGGGAGGGCCGCCGCCACACGATCCCGGCGGCCCGTGCTTTCGAAGTCGGCGCGGCGGTGGAGGATGTCGTTTCACTTGTCGAGCTGACGAAGCTCCAGGAAAAGTTGCCGCTTTTTAAGTTGTCTTCCGCGCTTGCCGTGATGATCAATATGAGCGGCGGCAATGTCACCCGGGAAAGCGTTTTCGCGATCCTGAAGCGTGACATTTTGGAGGCGTCAAAGGGCAAGACGGAGGGCGATGAGGTGACACCGCAGGCCGCGCAAAACGCGGTCATGGGCCTTATGTCCGTGCTTATGAACGGCGCCCCGGAAGATGTCATGGG